AATGAAATTATTGAGCAAGGTAAAAAGATGATTAAGCAAATGGAACTTCAAATAGAATATGAACAAGAACAAATGAATATTGCAAGACAGAAGTTTGATGCTGGATTAATTAATGCTACTCAATTAAAAGAAGCCGAAGAGATGGGAGAATTTAAAATAGATGCTGCTAAAACAAACATAGAAGATGCAGAAGAAAGCATAGGTGAAGCAGAAGAAGGTAATGTTGAAGCAGGTGAAGAATTAGATGTTTTGAAGGATTTAAAGGAACAAGCCACCAAAAAACTACTTGAAAAATTCCCAGTTCTAAGAGTGGCAGTTAAGATATTTAAGGGACTTAAGGCATTTCCTGGATTAGTAATGAAAATACTAATGGCTGCTGGTAAATATTTCTTAGTCGTATCTCTTGCAGTTATTGGCGCATTAATTATCATCAAGAAGATTTTACCAACTATGAAAGATGCTTTCAAAAGGGCAGTTGATACAGTTAAACCTCTTTTCGCAATAATTTCATGGGGCTTTGGGTTTATTTCCGAAGGGTTTATGAAAATATTTAATGCTTTCTTTGGTGATGGAACAATAAGTGAAGCAATTGATGGTTTAATTGAAATGGCTTTTGGTATTTTAACAGTAGCCGTAGGTCTTGCTTTAGTTGGATTAAGTTTGGCATTAACTATGCTTTGGGAATTAACAAAGGTATTATGGGACAAAACAGTTAATTATATTTGGGGAATGCTCACAGATGGTAAAAAGTTCTTGAAGAGAATAGGTGTTGTTATTGCTATAATAGGAATTATTGTTTCATTAATTTTAGGCGCACCTGTTTGGTTAGCACTTGTAATAGGTGTTGTTTTGTTTAAGGGAGTTGAATTGATTATTAAGATGTTTAAGTGGCTTGGTGATAAATTAAATCCTTCTAAGTGGTTTGGCGGAGGAAAGGCTAAAGGTGGAGTAACTGATGGAAGAATTAATCTTGTTGGTGAAGAAGGTCCAGAATTAGTTCAATTACCAGCAGGTTCAACTGTTTTCTCAAACAAAGAATCAAAAGAAATGGTTGGTGGAAATAAGAAACAAGTAATTAATAGCACTAATCATACTCATAACTATAACATAACTGTTAATGCAAAAGATACTTCTAAGCAAGAGATGAGAAGAATTGCTGATGAAATAGGTAAAATGATAAACAGTCAAATTATGAGGAATACTAGAATTTAAGTGAGTGATTAATATGCCTATTGATGTTTCTAATCCAGACCATTTTGTTTTTCTAAAAACTAATGCTTATGATTCGGCTAATGGTAATCAAGTTGATACAATACCATTAAAGGTTAATACAATTGGTATAAGTGTAAGCAGAACTGTTCCTGCTTTACCTATCCCATTATCCAGTATTGCAAGAGGTGAGTCGGAAACAATAGCAATTGATTTAGGAATGGCGAGTAAAGAAATTACTATTAATGGTGTTATTACAAGCGGAACAATAAGAAGAAGCCATACTACAACAGGAACAACTCCTGAAAATCAAGTTCCAGTAGCGGTTAATATGACGGCAATTGAAATGGCTCAATTAGTTGCTTCGGGTGTTGATTCATCGGGTTTAGCCAAGTATCAAAACTTTAATGAATTAGTTATTCTTTATGAATCAAATATAGATGATTCTTATAATGAAAGAAATAGCGTGGCTAGAATTCCTTTTACCTTTGCTTCAAGAGGTGATGCTTTAAGATTAGATAATCAAAGAGTTGCTCTTCCAAGCGGTTTTCCTACTTCACAAACTTCAAAAGGATTAAGTGGTTTTATTTCTTCTTTTAGTTTTAATATTGATTCCGAATCTCCTGAAGATGTAACTTTTGATATGAGTTTTGTAGTTGCTCGTATTTTCCCATGAAGGTGAAATAAATGTATGATATTTACATAGGAAAACAAAGAAGTATTGTTTTCCCAATTATGTGTAATTCACATATTTTGCTCAATTATAGTGAAAATATCCCCGACATAAATAACACTCCAAGCGACACAACCGATGATATTCCTTATGGCTTATGGGCGCATGAAGGCTCATTTACGCTTGAAGCAATCATTACCCCCTATGACATTAACGGCATGGGAAACGCAGGGCTGAGAGGTCGTTCTGCTATGCAAACAGGGGAGAGAATCATGCCTCAAGGGGGAACAGGAAAATTGAGCGAAGAATACCTTCCAGTCGCAAATAGATATGGACATGAAATGTGTTTATTTCACAATGATAACTTTAGAATCACTTTAGTTAATGCAACTACCAATAACAACAATCAACCTGCCGAATACAAAATTAAAGTTTATTTGACAATTGACGGAACACAAGAAACTTTTCTTAGTGATATAGTTATTAGTGCGGCAAATAATAGAGTATGGAAAAAAGGAGATGCTCACACAAATTACAACTATTCAGGATTTAATGAAGATGGTAGGATTATTTATGATAGTGTTGCTGCTTTAACAAGTCAATATACAGGAGGGACTTCACCTGCCGTATTAAATCTAAATACTCACTCAACAAGAACTAATGCAGAAACATTTTATGAACAACAGAAAATATTTATTAGAGATGGCTTTACATTTACTGAAATAGGAACAATTAAAGCAAGTGGAGTCGGTTCAACTTCTATTACTTTAAATTCAGCATACAATCAAACAATAGCGAATGCGAGTGAAATATATGTGGAAACTTTGAAAGAACCTACCTATGTTGATAATATGCACCATGTTGCAGTTTCCTTTAATTCAACGAATAATTCTGTGTTAATATTCTATAACAGAAAATTAGTTTTAAGCACAGAACACACTAAAAAATCAGCATTTAGTTTTGCAAGAACGAATTGTTTATTAGGTCAATCTTCTGAAACAGATAATGGGGCTTCTGCTAATATGCAATACATGGGAGAAATACACGAATTGTCCATAGAAAGAAAAGCAAAAAAAGACATAGTTTTTACTAATACTTTATTTCCTGAAATGGACGAAACATTACTTTATTTAAGATTTGAGGAGGTGGACGCATGACTTTAACAGTTGGTGGATTAATCACTTCTTATAACAATCCTGCAAATAATAATTACGATACTCCTACTAATCCTTTATTGTCTTTTAGTGCGGCAACTACTGATAGAAGATTTATTGCTATACATCAAGATGGTTCTGCAAGTAGTCCTATAATTGAAGAACCTGTTAATGGAGCAGGATTACTGACAGAATATAGCAACTTACACAATACAGATGGCTTTACTATAAGATGCTTTAATAATCAAGATTCAATAGGGATTAATTTAAGCACAATGGATTTAGCAAATCATAACTATTATGTTTTGATTCATTCCGATAATGAAAATATGTATCATTTTGCAAAGATAACAGAAAAACTTACTGCTGATATATCAGGAGATAAATTTAAATTTAGTCCAAGACTAGGTAATGAGATTGCTAAAGGCACTAAGTTTATGGTATTTAAAGAAGCAAATCCAGTAAGTAATATAGTTGCTATTTCTGGTGGACTTAAGTTAGAAGATAGAAAACTTGTTGTTGCTAGACCATTATTTTATTTCTTTGAGGATAAACTGGACAGAAAAGGAGAATTAGACCATAATACAAAATATTTTATTAATACTCAACATACTTCAAGTGGGAGTTCTGTTACTTTGAATAATGCTGAAAAAACAACTTTTGTAACAATATCTGATTATAGAAATAAAATTATTGATTACAGTAAGTTTTCAATGAATTTAACTTTGGTGGATAGGTTAAAAATAAAGGACGACCCCGATACTGCAACAAGTAATGAAAATAATCTTTTAAGTTCAACTTATAACACATTAACAGATTACAATAGTTGTTTTGTTAATGCAAGAAGAGATGCTAATGACGACCCTTCTTCTTTATTATTTACAGGAAATAAAAGATATGTTTATTATAACTACTCTCCTGAAAACAACAACTATATGCCTTTAGTTTATCATTGTCAAGTAAAAGATACTTTTGATGTAAAGTCAGGATTTGCTACTTTAGAACTTATTGATTCTGCTAAATCTCTTTCAAGTAAAGTATTTGACACGGATAGATTATCAGTTACTCAAAAACTATCAGAAGAAGATTTAAATGAATTTATTGAAATTGGAACAGTTAGCCTTTATCAATTTGGTTTAGGATTGCATCTATTAACTATGGAAGGAAAATATCCCAACGCTTCTAATTTAATGGGAACTGAGGTGGAAGTAAAAATAAATGACAGAATTTGGATTGGAACAGGTGCAGGTGCAGGTGTCTTTATTCTTGATAGTTATAGTAAAACATTAACTGGTTCTTCTTTTGATAATTCTGTTAATCCTAACACTATTGCTATGGGGTCAAGTATATTTGTTAGGAGATTAAATCCTACGAATAAATCAGTAGTAACAGATACTCAATTTGCCGCAAGTAAAGTAGGTAAATTAAGTATAAATATGGTTTCTAATGAATATAAAAACTTTTATTGTGATATTTTAGGAATGCCTGCTATAAATCAATTTAGTAATTTAACAGATAATGATTTTTCTTTGGCTTTATCATTCAATACAAATACTTCTATTGATGGAATAGAATATTTAACAGGAAGTTATGTATTAAATTATGAAGTGTTCTTTGGTTCGGTTGAAGTGATTGAAAAGAAAATAACTAATTCAATGAGTGTTTTTACCATAGAAGGGAGAAATACTCTATCTAAATTAGTTGATATTACTATAGATAAGGAAACTAGATTTTTATCAGATATAATTCAAACTAGCGAAAGTCCACATAATAGATTAACAAATGTAGGACAAACTGCTACTTGGGATTTTGATTCAACAACAATTACATTTGGTGCTAATGTAACTATTTCTGCAAATGCCCATCTTTGGGGAAGCGATGGATATATTGGACAACTAAATGATAGTGGTATAAGTGGAGCAAATACAGGGACTTTGCTAGAAAACCCATTAACTAAAGGCACTAATGATAATATATATTATGAAAGCAGTAAATATTATCCTTTATCTAAAGCAAGTGCCGCTAATAAAGAAATAAATTCTGTTTCAAGTTTAAGCGGAACAAGCGATAAAGGTTTTCATTTTACAGGAGGTAATTCATTTACTGGTAATACTTTGACTTTAACTGAAGGTTCTGCCTTAGTAGGGACTTCTAATGAAACAAATCCCTTAAGTGTGGGATATAATATAGATATAATTGAATCAATTGATGAAGATTTACCTTTCATGTTAGACATAAACGGCTTTAATTCTGATACTGTTAATGCCTTGATGGATTTTACTGTGATTGATGTTAAAGATAAAAATGACACAAAAACAGTTAAATTAGCCCCCTATGTTCCTTTGACTTTAGCAAGAGAAGAAATAAATGAATTAGATACTTCCGATGGTTCTTTTACCAGTTTAGGAAATATTTTAGGAAGTTCAACTGGTTATCATTTCTTGGTAAATTATGTATCAGTTACTCCTACTGTAAGAACCGCCCTATTTTCATTGAATATTGGAGATTCCATATATATTAATGGAGTTTTTGCAGGAAAACTATTAGAATATAAAGATGCATATGATACAACTAATAATCAGTTTTCTCATACCCGAATGAAATTAGATAGGTCTATTACTCCTATTACGACTGGATATACTGCATCAGATTTACTTCCATTATCCACTTCAAATGGTAAAAAGAATAGAAGTTTACATTTAACTAATGGAGCGCATTTGCATTCTAACCAAACTATTAATTTAATTGGTCCAAATAGACTACCGATTAATTATGAAATAGATTCTAATTTCTATGGTTCTGCTGTAACTGAAAACACTTATTCCAAAAAATATGGTGCTTCTATCTATAAAATATTTAATTTAGAATTTGGTAAAATAGGATATAGAAAAGACTACTTAGTTTTAGAAAGCAGTAATGGTATAGGAAGATTACAGCCTTATTACGGTGAAGGAAACTTTAGTTATTTTGCTCAGGCTTATAGAGGAAATGCTGATATTGGTTTAGTATTAAGTGGTAAAACAGGAACAACAAACAACAACCATACTCCGTTAGAACAAAGAGGACATGAACCTATTACTGGTTCAAATTATATTGATAGAAAGTTTGTTTCGTCTAATGTAACTGTAAATAAATTACTTCCATATACACCAGAACAAGGCACTTTACATTTAGGACTAACGCCCAGCACTACAAATCCTTTAGATAATCCTATTATTCATAAAGATAAATTTTATCAACCAGATGCAAAGGCAGCAAGATTATTTTTATACGGAACTTGCGATAAAAGACTTTATTCTTCCGATAGAAAAGATAGCCTTTTGCAAGCAGGAATTTCAATTGAAAGTTATGGTTTATTAGGAATAAATAATTCTATTACAACAAATTCATCAGCACCCAAATCTAATACTGTTGGGGGAACTTCAAGAGTAACTCAATTAGACCAAGATTATACTAATTCTGCTATTATAAGTAGTAGTAAAACTCTTTCTAATCTTAAGAGATTCGGATTGATGAGATTAACTGATGTTGTTATGGATTTTGCTTATAATATTATTAATCCAGAATATGATGTTCCTTCTAGTAAAGTAGTTGAAAGTTTTAAAATTATGCTGACTCAATCCGAAAGAGTTCAAGGAGGGGGAAATGATAGAACAGTTATAAGTGCTGGCGAAAGTTCATCAATTGTATTTAATGCTAGTATTGATAATATATTGTTATATGATTTTCTTTTTGATGAAACTACTAGGCGACCATTAGGTTTAGTTTCTGGTCTTTCACAAACAAATGTTCCTAATGATACTATTGACCTTTTATCCACAACACCGCCTATTCCTGCCACAAGAGATGGAGGAAATAACAACAATTATATTGAAATAGGAAATACAGTAGGAGTTATTAGAAGGGAGTATAATAATCCAGTAAATAATAACAGATGGAAAAATGACATAGTAAGTGTAATAGGAAGGGGTCAGCAAGAAACACTTCTATATGGTTATAAACCTACTCAAAATCATCTAACTGATGATAAAGAAGATATTCATTTACTTAAAGGATTATTTGCAGGAAAAGATGCCCCTACTGATTGGGTAAACTTTTATCGTGATACCTCAGATGGAAATAATTCATCTGAGTCAAATACTTCTATACATCTAAACTTAAGAAAGGGAGAAAATAATGGTTATATGACTGTTATTCTTCCTTTTGCGTTAGAAACATTAAGTTTTTCTCACCCTACTGATGAAGGGCATTTTGACCCTGATAGGCAGGGTTTAATTAATTTTGAATCAAGTATTGGTGCAGGTTCTAATGGAACAGAATACGACCAATGGGAAGTATCTAAAAGAACAGGACTTAATATTGAACAATCTGAAATATTTACCTTTATGCAGCAATTATATGTAAATGATGTCGGTTCACCTAGTTCTTCGCATAGTCGGGCATTATTAAAAGCAGTTAATTTAAAACCATATTCAACTGAATCAGACACTATATCTAAACAAGGGCAAACCTCTCCCTTTTTAGACAAAGCCATTATTGGTAATGTATTTAAAAGTTTTAATGATGTTGAAGATAACCATGATGGTAATTTTTATCAATATATGGCTTATACTACTGCTTCTGAATATGGTGTTTCAGACACAGATACCGCAGGAGTTTATCTAGGATTTAAACCTCATGTTATGCTAACAAGCGTAAGTAATAGTGCAGTTAAGAGCATAAAAGGAACTACTTTGTATAAAAACTCCATGACTTTGACTCAAGCAAACCAAATTATGAAAAACCTTGATTTAACTGGTTGTTATTTAGTTCCTGCTAAAAAAGGAACATATTACGAAGGAGAAGGAACAAGAAGCAATAGTAGTGTATTAAGTAATCATGAATTAACTCCGCATGATAATAAAATTATTTATGTTGTTTCTCATGAATATAATTTAGCAAATACTGGAACTGATGATACTTGTATTCTTTTAACAGATGAATCTTTAGAAGCAAATGTATTATACAAGGTTATGCAACCTAATCCTGTTTGTTTTTGGGATAAAAGTCCAGAAAAAATTAGATTAAATACTTTAAGTTGCGAATACACTAAATCAATGGGTTCTGATGAAATGCTAAAATCTCCTTCTGCTTGGACAAAAAAACCAACAGTTGTTGGAACTAGAGATGATGAATCAAATTCCGAAGGTGTTCAATCCATGTATGTTATTGTTGATATGGATAATCTTAGCGGTGAAAATAACACTATTGTTAAAACCAAAACAGGATTATCCACCATTTTAACAGGCATAGATGGTGAATTCTGTATTAGTGATGGAAATGATAATGTAGTTACTACGGTTAAATCGGAAGTTATTAATGATAATATTGGAAGATATTTGACAATTCCTAAAATTAAAAAATTAAATGGAGTGGTTTCTGTTTCTGAAACATTTGATTTAAGAGTTAATGGGGATATTACTAATGAAGCAAAGAGAGCATTAATAGGAACAACTATTGATATTTCTAAAGAAGTTGAAGAAACAATAGAAGAACTGTTAATAGAAAATGATATTGATTTTACTTTCACAAAGGAAGATTACTCTATCTTTACAAGCCCTAATTTTCAAGGAAATAATCTGTTTGAAGTCTTAAAGTATTTATTAGGATTAAAAGATAAAAAATTAACCAACAGTTCGGGAACTATTAATATCGTTTCTTATGATGATAGCCAATTTGTTTCTAAATATTATTTTACTGATGATGATATTGTTCAATTAGAAACAGAAAAATCACAATTTGGTTATTACAATGAAATTACTTTGTATGGTAATAAACACAAAGCAGTTAGAAAATCACCAAGAGAAATTAAAAAGAGAGGCAAAAAATCATTAAATGTCTTTGATGAAAAATTAACCACACAGAATGCGGTTGATGAAGAAGCATCAAGGCTGCTTAAGCAGCATCTATCAATAGAAGATATTGTTTCAATTAATGTTGAATCCTCTAAAGTAAAAACAATTAGTGTAGGTGATACTGTTGAAGTTGAATCAAAAGCAGCAGGATTAGAAAGAAAATTATATTTAGTCTTAGAGATGACTCACAAATATGATGGACAGATTAATTTTAAGTTAGGAACTTATATTGAAGGATTAGAAGATACTTTAGCAAAATTAATTATAAGTTCTCAAGACACAAAATCTTATTTAAGAAAGAAAGAATTTAATGTTAATGAAAATGCTTTTGATTTCTTTGATGACATTAATATTAAAGAAATGCATCTATTGATAAGAAAAAGACATCAAAGTGGTTCTTCACTTGGCTTTACGACAACTCTAAATACGAACACCAACCCATTAGGATTTTCGGGCGGTGTAGTGACTATCACAAAATTATTGGAGGAAGATTTATGATAACTGATAAATTAAGAGAATTACTGACTGATTACGCTAAAAATTTAATTAAAGGCGGAACTCATCATGGAGCAACAATAGGCGCAGGTTCGGCAAAAGTCGGTTTAGGAGGTAATTCAACTTCGCCTTTAGCAACAACTATTGATGTTGATACAGGAGCAGCAACTACTATTTCTGCTGAAAAGACAGGAGAAAATGTATTACAATTGTTTGTTGAAGTATTGGGACAAAACATTCAAGGTGATGTTATTAGAGAAATGGGAGTATTTGATAACGCAGGTAATCTATTAACAAGAATAAATTTTGAAGGAGTCGGACCATTTAATACAACTGAAAGACTACAAATATATTTAACATTAGAGGTGGAGTAATATGACAAGAGCATTAAATAACCCAAAAGCATTTGCAAGACAAGATGAAGCAGAAAACCCAGTTATTACTGCACCACAGATAACAGATGGTGCAGATTTTCCGCATACTGGATTAATTAAAACATTAAATCAAGGAGTTATAGGAAATTACGCAACTAGCGGTTTTAATGCTACATTTGTAAGTGCTACTCAGGCTACTTTTGCTGATGGAGTAGTTTTCCGACAAGGAAAGAAAATAGATATTACTGGTTCACAACAAACAATTGGGACAAATTATACTAACGGTTATCATTTATTAGTTAATGCTGCTGGAACTACTACTTTAACTCTTAGAACTCCAACTGGTTCTGATTTAGTTCCTGCTTATTCACCAAATGATGTAATTATTGCAGTATTGGTTCATACTGGAAATAATCCTATGCAAATACAATATCTTACCTTTAATAAAACAGAAAACTCACTTAGTATTGCTCACGATAATTCAAACGCTACATATACAGAAGCAGGAACTATTCAAGTTACTGGAACAGGAGTTGATTTTACTACAAGTCATGGACATTTGACTATTCAAAATACTGTTGATGATGCAGAAATAAGAATTAAAGGAAAAAAATCTGCTGGAAATACTATTGTTGATGCGGTTACTTTTGATATAGACGATGAAAGAGCAGTATTTGGTGGAGATGTTGTAGCAACTGGTTCGGTTTCTGCACAAGGAAATGTATTAACAACAAATACAATTCTAAATAACGCAAATAATAGAATAATAACTGCTACGGCAGTAGCCCATGAACATAATGCTGAAGCAAATTTAACCTTTGATGGTGCTATTTTAACAGTTAATGGCGGAATTGATGGAACAACTCTTACTACTAGCGGTTTAATTACAACAACTGCTAATAACATTACTGCTCCTGCTGGTTCAGTTTCAGCAGTTTCTATTGGTGCTGGAACAAACGGAATATCTAATGCAGGAAGATACACTCAATCACAAGAATTAGCGGCTGATGCTGGTAATCCGAATACTGGCTCAGGTTATTCAATTACTACTCACGGTCATGCTGTTCTTTTAGACGCATTAACCCCTGCTAATCTAATTAATCCTACAAAGGAACATTATTATATTGGATTAGATACACAAGGTCAAGCAACCCACATTTCAGGCTCTCCTATCTCACCAACAGGTATTGACCCTGCATCACAATATGGAATATTAACGGTAGCGAATGAAACAAATACAGGCGCAGGGGATATTAATGCTCATACTTATAATGATGATGATGTATTTGGTGGAAATACATTCTTTGTTGGTTTACAAAAACCTGAAAACCATATAGGAAGAACAGTTAGTATTACAAATATTACTGCGTTTAGTTTGTATGTTTTAGTTGGAAATGAATCTGCTGGCGACCCTTCACAGTATGCCCAAAGAAGGAGAATAAATGGAGGTGTTTTTGAATCTTCTCACATTATCGGAGGATTATCACAAATAGGTAATACTCGTTGTGTTAATATGAGTAAAATACTGTTAGGACAAAGCCAATTTTATCCAGTAAGCACTACTTATAATCCGAGTGGAGGGGACTTAGATGCTATTCTCGTAAAACCAAGAGAAACGATTACTCTTTCTGCTTTAGAGATAACAGGAGAAAATCCTGGAACTCATCAACATGATGTATTTAATGAGCAAGGTTTATGGAACTTTCCAACTGGACCAAGCGGAGTAACTGGAATGTGGTTTTTAAAGAGTGCTTCAAGTTCTGGAGGTTTTGCTCATGTTGTTAGAGTTACTAATGGTTATATTCATGTTCCTGTCGCTATGACGGGAACAACTTTTATTTGCACAGGAACAAATGTAATGATGTTGCCTCATAGTCCACCAATAGGAACACAATACTCTTTTTTGGTTAAACAGGGAAGTCTTAGTTTAAATAGACCTGATGTAAATACACAAACGCATATGACAATTACTGGTGTTCAGCAAGATGAATTCTATGAATTATCTGCTAGTAGTTCAACTGCTCCGCTAAATATTACTGCTGGCAACGGTAAAACTGTAATTTATACAGAATCAAGAAACTGGGAAGTTATTGGGTGATTAAATGGATAATCCATTATTTCTTATCACTAAAGGCTTAAAGGCTAAAAAGAAGCGTTTAGGCGGTGGTGGCGGTGGTGGTAGTGGCAGTATCGCTAATCAGATTAAAACGGCTGTTTCAGCAGTTTCATTTAGCAATAGTCATACTTTAGCAAGTTGTGATATGACAGTAATAGACTTATCAAACGGACAATTCTATAATGATGGAACAACTACTTGGAATGCTGTTCCTGTTGATGATTATATCGCTACTAATGCTACTTTAAACGGATTAAACAATTTAGTTGGAACAATAGATGGAGAGTTAAGTATTCCTGCTAGTGGTGATTATGAAATTGTGTTTGAATGTGCTTTATCTCAAGCGCAAAGTCTTAGTGGTATTCAAACACTTAATATTGCACCAATCTCAGACCCAAATGGTTTAGTTAATGGTAATGATGTTAGAATATTTATAAATTCTGATATATCAAAAGGAGGGAGTAATTATAGACTTTCATTACCTATGGTTTCTAATGGAACAGGCGCACAAGGAAGTTTCATAATAACATTAAGTTGGACAGGTTGCGATACTGGCAATCTTTCTCCTTCAAATATCGCAAATAAATCTGCATTACCTTCTGATGTTTGTTGCATTTTAATCAATAGAACCTGATTTAACCGAACAAGATTTCCACTCACGGTTAAAAAACCAAAAAAAAAGTTGAGGGGCTATTGCCCCCCAACGGTTTTTTCCGACCATATGCCTTTACAAGCCCTACATTCCCACAATTTTACTTGCT